AGGTTTTATTAACCCCTGCAACTTTTTCTACCGTATTTAACAAAAGCAGCCTGGTTCTGAATGAAATAATAAGTCGAGCTGTAACAACAGTATCAGTTGCAAGAGCTCCAAACTTTAATGTTGGCTTAGTCCATGTTGTAGCTACAGCATTCCAATATCTAATTCCGTCTGCAGGAACATAATTTGTTGCCCATAAAAGAGTAAGGTCAGAGGTTGCGCCTCTATAATTACACGTCCAAAAAAAGTCAGAATCTGTGCCTGTCCACGTATCCGTTCCAGTTGCTAGTCTTTCCCATCCACCAATAGTTTCATCAAACTCATACGCAAACCGTGTATCAAATGCATATGTTGGTTCATCATTTATTGGCTTTGTTTCAAACTGAGTTATACCCATTACAGGCTTCGCTGGATACCAATAAACTGTTGTTGTTATAGCTGAAAAGGTTACCTTATTCGCTGCAGTTAATCGTGCTGTTACAGCAGATGTAGTCAATAAACTTACTGGATATGGAGCAGTAATAGATGTAACAGTAAATATATCATCACCAATAGAGAATGCTTGCCCTACAGCAATGTTTTCTGGTGTTGTAATAACAAGAGCAGCAGGAACCAATTTCATGCGTAAGCGAGAGTTTAACTGGGAGTCGCCCATTAATATGGATCCAAATCGCTTTCTTACTCGTCCTCTAAATATATATGCATTTTGCATCTCTGAAAACGCATTATCAGCAATAAGCCAAGGCTTAACATTTGTTTGCAAGCCGGTACTTTCATCTGTAAAACCAACTCTAAAGCGATTGATTGCCATTTCTACCTTCCTATAATAAGAACATTGGCTTCACCAGCGGCAGCACCAGTTGTTGTTCTATTAGAAAAATACACTCTAAATTGTGTATTGCTTATTATATCTACAAAACTAACTGCAGCATTAGCATCTCCAGCAGGAGTACTATTTATTATAGGAAAAACAATAAAAATATTACTAAATGCAGGAGTTGAAGCAGGAAGAAGCGTAACAGTTGTAAGGCCTGTACCAGTAACTCCCGTCCATCTCATAAGAATTCCTGATGGCAAATAGGTCCAACCAGCAGCGTTATTTGCTGGTATATTATTACTTAGATATGAAGCTGTAAAAGGTATGTTTGATGTTCCAGCAACCGTTTGTTTATGTACGTATAATTCATTTTTTGTAGTTGTAGGATTTAGAAAATTATATAGTCCAGCATCATTTGCATCAAATGTTGGCGCTGGTGCATGAGCTAACAAAGAAACACGTTTATGTTTTCCAAAGTTGTTAGCTAAATTAAATGCTTCATGATCTATTTCTACTAGCTCTTTAATTGCTTGAAAGTTGCTCTGTATAGGCGCTTGAGTAACGCTCTGCTTTTGAGCTCCCTGTGGAATATCTTTTGTATAGGTATACGAAGGTCCGGCCATCACATCTCCTTAAAAACTTCAATAACTAGAATCCCAATGTCCCGTTCTGCTTCTATCAACAAAGATAGTAGTAACTCTTTGGTCAGTTTGCTGAACAATCGTTCTTCTTAATATTAGATTTTCTTGTTTCTTATATTCTGTTTCAATAATGCCCAGACTTTCCATATCCATTCTATCTTGGAAAACCTTACGTGCTGCACCATAAGCTATAAACTGCCACCATTCCTGTAGTTTAAGATCCTGGTCATCTGCTAATAGCTCAGTAGGACGAACAAAGACTTCCACATTTACTTTATAGGAATGATCTGGAACTGGGCGCAATGTAAATTTGCCATCAAAATATAACATTGAAGTTGGCAATGATGGTGGCACTGTAACTGTTTGGCTGTTAATTGCCTCACCACTACCAGGAGCTGCTGTGAAAGTAATAACAAATTGCCCTGTTGTATAGTTAATATAGTTTGCTGCATCTTGAGCTGCAGTATCTGTTGGAGCTCCTCCGGGGACATATAAGTTACCTATGGTGGCACTTATTGGGTAATCAACTAGAGGCATTCCATTGCCAGCAGCATCAATGGAATCAAATAGCACATTATTTCGTAATAAAGTATTGCTGTTGCCAGAAATAGATCCAACAAATCCAGTAAATGTCAGTAAGACGCCATTACCAGTTGAACCGATACTTTTGATGCTGCTAACTGATGGATATAAGCTAAAGAACTGATTTCTATCTTGGAAAAAACGTGCACGACGACCAGCAATATAAACTGGCTCATGTACAGTTAGATATTTGTTTTTAAAGTCGAACAAAGGACTTGCAGCATTTGTAGATGTTTCATATACGTCAACATAAGGTGTTGTATAAAAGGAAAATGTTTCTTTTAGATTAAATAAACGTAAGTGTTCGGGGAAATCATAAAGGACAAATGTGTTAATGTAGTTATCTATTTGGTCAGTCGATAATTGAGATTCAGATAAATTACGCGTTAGCCTACGTACTTTTTTGCGAATCTCGCTTAAAGTTGTTTCCGCCATTATGAATTCTCCCTATTTAATCTACACTTTGTTAAATACTATCAACACTCACAAATCAATTCTACTATTTTAATCCTGTGCTAATTGTTTGTGACTCAACAGCCAGAATTGCCATTAGATAACCTTTTCAACGGTTACGATATCAGGAACAGGTTCAAGTCCTTCAATGTCTACAAACTCTAAGCTTTGAAAAGTACATCTTTGTACCTTTTGGCCAATCTTAGCAGATACTTTACCGTTTTCATCTTGTGTGTATCTATGTATTGGATAACAACAGTTATTATTTAAGTGTCGAGCGATTCCGAGGGGAATAGTATAAGTTTCACCATCTAAAAATGTATATTTTTCCAATGGATCTTCTTTGTAAGCTTTATATCTAAAACTAAGTTCTCCGCCAGCTACTTCATGGAATCTGAAGATGCCGCGAACCATTTCTCTATCTTTATCACGCATATAGCGCAAACTTTTTTTTACTTGTGAAGAAGAATCTTTTATTGTTGGAGTTTTTTCTGCCATTGTAACTTTCTTTATTGCTGGTCGGCCCGACTTGGGCCGACCATGTTTAATTGCTACTTATCTTACTCTAAATGATTTACCTGCTGTCCAGTAAATTACATCGTTTTCTGCTCCGGCAGGACCATCAGCCCCTGCTCCAAGCTGCATTCCAATGTAATCTTTATCAATTGTTGCATCAGCGAGACCAGATAGTCCACTAGCATTAGCAATTCCAAGGTCTTCACCAACAGGAATTACTTGAGCATGAGTAAATGGAACACGTGTGGAAAGTGGATAAGCTGCTGCTGTAGCACCACCAAATACATTCCAATTGCCCAATCCTGATACATCAATATCAACTACAATGTTATTGTCACCTAGCGCATTAGTAGGCTCAGCACCAGCACGAGCTTCAGCTGTTGCAAGCACCGTACAAAGACGTCCATCTAATTGTGCATAGTTGCCCCATACATCAGAACCACCTGGGAATGATAATCTAACCTTTTCACCAACAGTGATTGTATGTGTAACAGACATGTAGATCTTTGCTCTGCCTGCTGTAGCTGATGATGAAACAAAGGTTATAGCTCTGCGTCTTGGATAAAATGATGAATCAAAAGGGATAGTTCTCCAATACCCTGGAGTTGTAGCAGTAGTGTTAAGCATGCTAATGTTACCAATAGAAAAGGCTCCACCACCCGATGCCGTAACTGTAAAATCAATTCCGCCAAGCTGTGTTTGGCCAGTCAAAGAACTAAACCTCACAATGCTCCCTAATGCTGGCAAACTTGCTGCTGATGTAACTGCAGGAGGATTAGCATTAGTAATTGCTTCTAAAGCAACCCTAGCTGGCAATTCCTTGTCACTTGTATCAAGTAATGTGAAACCAGCTGTGGTAATTACAGACATGTTTATAGAGGCATCTGCTGCCGCAGTCTTATACTCTATACCTGCAGCATCTGCCATACCGCGCTGCCAGTAAAACTGGTAGCCAGTACTACGTGCATTAGCGGCAATTTTAGTGTAATTATATGTCCACATCCAATCCAAGTCAGATCTCAAAGCCACGCTAGTTATTGCACCTTTAGAAGTGAAGCTTCCTGATTCAATTATTGTGTTACTCATTATTCATCCTTCCTTATGCCAATGTACAGCGTAAATTGAGAACCCAAAGGTCATTCAAGAGTTTAGGTACAGCTGCAAATTTATAACCAACTGAAATATTCTGTGCAAGTGGATCCGAAAAAATTGCCGGTCTGTAAAGAAAGTGAGCAGAATGGCCATCTTGTTCAATTACAGCGTATGCTTCCATGCCTGCAACTATAATGTTATAAACATCCTTATCGAGTAGAGAAGCATTCGGCGTTATAGAACCAACCGAAGAGAGCAAGAATCTAGTATTGCCAGCTGCGCCCCACTCAGATCTTAAAGCTTTCATTGTAGCTGGATATTGATTCTTTTGAATGAATCCAGCAACAGATTCCAAGCCTTTACTTAAATCTGTATGACACATAGCAAAATATGCATCACGAATAGGCGCGGATCCGAACTTATTTGAACCCTCAATATTGTCCATAATGGTATAAGCATCGTCACCAAGCAATGCACGATTTACATCTTGAATATCTGGTAAAGTTATCTCTGTCGGATTATCTCCACCGACGCCACCAGTGCAGTTAATGAAGCCCGCAGTGGCAGTAAGCATGTCTCTGGTTAACTGATCCTCTGTCTGACGAAGGGAGACTCCAAGTCTCGCTGCTGCTTCATTTAAAACCATTCTGTTACTTTTATGACCTATTTCTAGGCGAGGAAGCTTCTTCGAACTTCCCTCTCCAGGTTTCCTCTGGAGTCCAGACTATCGCATCCCTATAAATAGGGCCTTTTCACTTAGTCGTTCAGCGTGGATAATTTTACATCTATCGTTAACTAACGTATAATAATAAACGAAAGGAACTTTATGCAAAAAGAACGTAAAAAATACTACCGCAGATCTCCAAATTTCATTCCAAGAACCTATGAGCCTGTTAAGTTGGCTTACTTGGCTGGAATTGTAGATGGAGAAGGTTGTCTTTATATAGGACAAGCTAATAGAAAATATAACGGTGAAATTTCTAAGCATCATCGTGGCCTTCTTAAAATAGACAGCACCGATAAAATTCTCATTGAATGGCTCACCACTAATTTTGAGGGAGTTAACTCCGCTCAAACAAGATGGACATCCAATAGAGCTTACGAAAGACCGATTTATTCTTGGGTTGCTACAGGAGATAAACTCTTGGAGCTTTGTCACTCTATTCTTCCGTACCTTGTCATAAAAAAGAGACACTGCGAGAATATGATAAAATTTAGACAAACCTTTACCAATAAAATTGGACAGCATACAAAGCCCACCGAAGATGCTATTAACATCAGAGAGGAGTGCTTGCTGGTTAGTCGAAATCTTAATTCTCGTTGGCATAATCATCCTTTAAAAAATCCTTCGCCCCTGTCGCCGGTTAGCTAAAAGCTACTACGGCTTCCAAGTCAATCAGAAAAGGTTTATAGACCCCATTCATTTTAGGGTCTTGATTTTGCAGTGTAACCTGCTCATTTATTACGATATATGTTCCGTAAAATGACATCTCTGCATCTATGTCAACCGCTGATAATGTTTGAGGCGGTGGCGTTATACCTGTATTCCCGAGAGGAACCATTGCTGTTCCGAGAGCGTTATATCTGCGCATACGCAGAATCTTTCCACCGTTCCTAGGCATGGATTTTTTTATTGCTGGAATATTGTGAATCAAGTTGGGTGTTGGAACGGATAAAAGCTTATAACTAAAACTTTGCGCTACTGGCGCCGGAAGGAGTGTGGTCGTTGTAATTGCCATGTTTTTCCTAAGTTATAATTATTATAGATAACAAACTGTTTAGAGTTCCTTATCTACCTATTTACACTTAAGATTGACGAGTTCTTTATACGTCGCGAGTTGGCGAAACTCAATACGCCTAAAGGTGACGAACCTTTAATACGTCTTTCATATTATAAGATCATAGTTTAACTATTGTAAACATTATATAAATATAGGGGCCAGCAGGGTTTATGGGGAAGCAGAATCGCTGGCCCCGGACTACACAAGAAAGATTTTTAATGATTTTTCATCGCTTCAATCATTTCTTTATGGAGTTGCTTTTTA